CTATGTCTGTTCTTTTCTTATTTTGATTCTTTGCTCTAATTTTTCGTAATACAACCCAATTCGTTTTGTCTTTAAGAAATCAGGAAGATTTTCAAATTTTCCAGGACGCCAACCTTTTCGGAACATCTCCTCGCAATGATTCATCCACTGATCTTCGAAACGGGCCATTCGGATCGCTTCCGATTCTGGTGAATCAAATTGTTTTTTACAATGTGGGCATTCTATTTTATGATCCATCTCAACTCTCAAAATTTAACTCAAGCTGTGTTCTTGTTTCAGCCATTTGGATTTTACGTTTCGCTTTCTCAAAATATTCCTTATCCATTTCCATTCCGATAAAATTTCTTGCGAGTTCGACCGCTGCAATTCCCGTTGTTCCGTGTCCCATACAGTTATCTAAAACCGTATCTCCTACATGCGAATAAGTTTTGATAAGGTAGCGGAGAAGACGCAGGGGTTTTTGTGTCGGGTGCATCCCGATCTCGAATTCGGAGGGAAAGCACAGTACAGAATCCGGGTATCTAAATCCATCATCCAAATATTGATAGTTTTCACTTTTCTCACCACTTATCGTGAATACCGTCGATTGATGACCTTTACCTTGAATTTTACCTTTTCTTTTGTAACGCTTATCAATTTCGTATTTGATCGGATTGTAAACAGGCTGGTTCTTATAGAAAATGAGTATATTTTCATGGCTCTTATTCGGTCTCGTTTTTGCATTCAAGAAGCCGCTCGCTTTTGTCTTATACCAAATCAACTCATAATACCGAAAGTTCTTTGGGTTGCTGTTGATCAAATAATTTGTGAAGGGATGGCTTCCAGTAAGAATGATCGGAGTTTTCTCTTTAGAGATACGTTCGTATTCAGGCCAAAGTTTTTCCATCGGGATAATTACGTCCCAAGAACAGTCCGTCGTTGCATAAGGAAGATCGCAAAAAATAAGATCCACAGAAGTGTCAGGAATCTTTGGAAGATGACTTAAACAGTCGCCATGATAAAGATGTGTTGCCATAAGACTAAACAAAAATGTAGCTCTTTTGGACAAAATCCAAAACCTTTGGAAAAGTCCAATAAGTCTGTTAAGTCGAATCATTTGAATACCTCAACATATTCAAATCGAACCACCCAAAGCAAGACAGCGCTTTGCTTCCACTCCTCAAAGAATTTCTTTAAATTCTTATCTTTGTAAGATCCCGTTTTTAGATGAGGGCTTTGATCTAAATATTTAAACCCCTCCTTTGCGTAGTCATCTTCCGGCATAAGAAATGTATTCTCTTGATAAGGTGTTTCAATTAAGCGAATGATACCAATGGGTTTTCCTTTAAATCTTGGAGAACGATTCCACCCTTGAATCAGTTCATTCTTTTTAAATCTTTTCGCATAATCATCCTTCCAATTTCTTCGGGTGACACTTTTTTCTTTTGCAATAAATGCGGGACTTGTATTTGCAAAAGAGATGATCTTCATTTTCTTTTCTTCGCTTCTGTTTTGAAAAAGGAAAATATATCCTCTCTCCAAATAATCGCTATAAGCAATAAAGCCAAAATAACCAAAACATCCCAGACAACCAGCGTTCCGGCGATTGTGTACATCATTACCAATTCAAAAATTTCAAAACTACTCATATTAAACTTTCCTAAATAAGCAAATTACTCTGACTCTATGATTCGTTGAAATCGAAAGATAGATTTTTCCCTCAAGGCTCCATTTGTCCCCTGCATACTGCGGAACTACTTGATCGAGCCAAACAAGATGTCCTCCCATTTCAAGAGATTTCCAGGCTTCCATGAGAACTTTACCTCTATTTACCATTAAGAAACCGTAATGTTCAGCGTCTTCTTTCGTATAAGGAGGATCCGCCAAAATTAAATCGAGCGAGTGACCTACTATCGCGCGGACATACGAGGAAAGAAGTTCAGCATCACCGACAATTTCAGGTTTTAAATCTGGATTTTTATCCATACGAAGATACGCACCGACTGGAGTTTTTCCGCTAAACAAATGAAGAACTTTAGATTTATCCGGAAACATCGGTAAGAGCCGTTTTAAGTATTACTCTGGATAAGCTCCGTGGTAGTCAGAAGTGTTTTTATAGTTTTGCCCGAGCTCCCACTCTCCGTATAACCTTTCTTTGAAAACGTGAAGCGGCGCGTAATTCGGAAAGGACTCGTTATAAAGTCTTGCCCGATCTTGAATCTTAAGAGTTGATGTTTCGGAAATCATGAAACCTTCCTTGTTTCCGATTTGAAACTCGCTACGACGGTTGTTCTACAACCTCCAGCATGATACGGAGGCATCTGATTTCTCAAAAGGCTTGTAATCTCATCACCAGATTTTGAAGCGATGTCGAATTGTCTTAGCTCTGATTCGGATGGATTCTGTCGATCCTTCCAGAAATATTCCCGAGTCGGATCATCAGCTAAAAATTCTCGCAAGTAATTTACGCAAGTCCGAACTTCGACAGTCTTTCCGTTCATATTCTTACAAATGTAAGATGTATGATCATCGATCACGGCCACGATCTCGAGTCTTTTGATTCCTATTTGTTCGAATCTTTCGGTACGGGAAAAATTCCGGGATCTAAGAATTTGTCCTCTTACAATGTCGTCTAACTTGCTTCTAAGTTTTGCTTTCGGATCTATTATGGTAGGAGTTTCGCCTTCTTTCTTCTTGCCTGGTTTTTCTTTCTGCGCTGGACCTAGTAATTCATCTTGAAGCCTACGAATCACTTGATCAGTTGAACCGGACTCCACCGCCTCTCGAATCGCATTTTCTATTTTGTTTATATCATCCTTACGATTGAATTGTTTACCTATATCGAACTTATATCCTTTATCAAAGAAATCTAATATGTCTTTGTTTGCTTGAATCTTAAGAGGATTCGTTTTTGAATTCGGGTTATTTATATCCTGTCCAGCGTCCCAGGCTTTCGAAATTGTTTCCTTCCATGCTTTTGCAGTTTCTTCCGGAAATTTGCTTCCAAGTTCTTTTTCTAAAACACCCCAAATCGTATCAATTGCATCAGCTTTATTGATTCCCTTTTTAGAAATCTGATTCAGAGCTTCATTGACACGATTCTTCGTAAGAAGAAAAGAATTGAGAAACGAATGCTTCTTCGATGGAGGCATAAACTTCTTTTTCTTTTTTCGTCCACGCGCCAAGTTCTACAAGAGAGTCAAGGTCACCGCAAACATGAGAGGTTTGTTCAAACTGCTTACTCATCAGGACTTTTTTTTTACTCTCTAAGTCTGTGTTTTCCGAGAAAGTAAATCCAGCGTCGGTTTGCGTTTCTAACTTTTCCGAATCAAACCATTTGTCTCGTCCTAAGAGTTTTGCACCATCCTCGGGACTGATCGCACCCGATTTCACCATAGCAAGAACGAGCTGAAAATCTGCGTTCTCAACCTGTTTTTCTGTCAGCTTTGCTTGTGCATCAGAGAGAGGATCTGATATGGCGCTCCCAACCGGAGCCGTAAATATTTTTTCGCATTTTTTTATCATCCAATATTAACTCGTTAGAGAAAAGCATTCGCGACGATTGATCAGACTGATATTCGCGGGTTGGATACCGCAGGATAATCTATACATCGGGAGCTGTTCTTAGTCTAAAAACGAAGGTTAAATTTGAAATTCATCAAATTTGCTTCAACACTGAGCCAACAAGTATTCCTCCTTTATCGTACATCTTCTCTAACGAGTTCATATTGGATGAATTTTCACTTCTCTTTAAAACTACTTTAAGCTGCCAGATTCATCGCCGCCCAAATAAATCCGGATAACTCTCTCGAAACTGCAGTTATCATTACTTGAGGACTCTTTCCTCTTAGTTGTAGATTACGAAACTTCTTGTGTAACCTTAAGGAAGCTTTTTCTGCTAAAGCAACGACTAACGCAGGTTGTCCGGTCCTTCTTGCGGCTACGATCTTACTTCCTGTTCCGAGGAAACGATGCTGCCAAGCAGCTTCCGTCAAAATCCTTCTAAGTCTGGGACTTCCAGTTTTTGTAATTCCTGTTTGTTTTCTTTTGGAACCGCTGGAATATTCTCCGGGAACAAGTCCAAGAAAACTCATGAAAGAACCTGCCGTTTTAAATCTCTTAAAGTCGCAGACTTCACAGAGTAAAAACATGGCCGTTAAATAATCCACTCCTCGAAAACATCTTAAGATTCCCACTCGTTCTTTAAAAGCTTCACTTTTCGCGATCTCTTGAATCTTTTGATCCATCGCTTTGAGATTCTCTTCTTGAACTCTCACTCGGCTGTAATAGTCGTTAAACGTTTCCTGAAGGATCTCATTTTCAAAATGAAGGTTATTCAACCATTTGTAATGACTCGTGGTCCAATATTTCGTGGCCGAATATACATTCCCTTTTTTTAATAGAAACTTCATCAACCTTTGACGATTCCTTCCTAAATCCAAACGAAGACTGTCACGCGATCTCAGATAATCTCTGACTGCTTCGTCCTCTTCATTTGGAACATGTATCGATTCCAAATCTCCACTTCGTAATAATCTCGCTAACTTGATCGCATCTCTTTTATCCGTTTTGATTTTATCAGAATTTTGTCTTGGGATCTTACCCGGCGCTACCAGAGTGCAATTCACTCCTAAGGAATTCAAATATCTGTAAAGTGGATAACCGGTTACCCCTGCTTCGTAGCAGCAATGGATTTCATTCCATTCCGATTTGAGTTTGTTCACAAATTTTTTGATCTGAACCTCATTATGCTTTATCTGTTGTTCTTTCACTACATCTTTCGATTTGCTCGTTAAATAAGCAAAACTGATCGTTTCTTTGTGGACATCCATTCCTACATATCTTTCTTTTCACTTTAGTTTCTTCTGTTGGTTTTCTTGTTTTGTGGTAAATGCTTGCATCTAACCCACGTTTTTCAAGCCCAGAAGGGGCGCCATTTTGTCTAAGGAGATTGATTTCTTGCGACTTGCATCTATAGATTGAAAACGATTTCCTTTAAGCAACTGATCGAGCGTGATTGCTCTGATCAAGAGTTGAATAACTGGATATACATAGTTCCTAAGTTTTAGTAGAAAAAACTTTCCTGCGACTTTTATATAGGTTATAGGTCTCTGTGACTGAATAAGATCTTCCAAGGAGAGCTAAATCGATATCGGCACCGGAAGAAATTTGTTCTTCAATGTAGCGAGAAATTGCTTCGAAGCCATTGCTATTCTTTCGATAAGAATGAAAGACTCCAATCAATAGTCAAGAAATCGGACAAAAATGTTGAATCAATATTTAATCGGGAAGAATCTCTTATAGCTGCTATAAACCATGAAAAAAGATGAAAGTAAGATTATTCAATTTAAGGAACTTGGTCAGTTAAGAAATCGAATAATACTTTAATTAGGAAAGGAATGTGAATAGAAAAAGCGATGAATGAAAATGAACGTAACAAAAAACGTAAGCAACGACTCAAATATCTTTTTGCTTTTAATCGAAAAATAGGAAATTCAAAGGAAATACTTACGATAATTAGTTCAACATTAGGAATGGCTGATAAACTAAATCTTTTATCAGCCAACCAAATTCAAAGAATTCTAAATGAACTTAGAAGAGATCATAATGACATATACAAACGCATCAATAAATTTCGTGAAAATGTTTCAGATAGGTCACCCATTATCGCTTCAGAAATATCCAGTCTTGTTAGTATCAGATTGCGCGAGTGGAAAATTCAGTACGTTGATGGTAGGTTTGAGAGTATAGGACTTCAGACAGATATGAGATTATCAACGATCAGACGGATCGTTCTGCATGGTGTGGCCGAGTATGATCCGTTTTAAATTAGATTAACAACAAGTAAAAACAACATGATAAAGAAAATAAAAGTGGCAAAAGATTTTTCCGATGTTGTTGGGCACAGATATCGAGTCGATGGTTCAAAGTCGGGTGAAGAGTTTCGAGAGGATATTTTGGAACCCATTATAAAAAATTCAAACGTAGAAGTCATAGAAATTGATATGGATGATACTTGGGGGTACCCATCATCATTTTTAGAGGAATGCTTCGGGGAACTTGTTTGCAAATATGGTAAAGAACTAATAAAAAGTAACCGCCCAATCAACCGCACCTTTCACTAACGTAAAAAATCTGTTAAACTCCTCTTGATGAAAAACCCGACTATCGACTGGCAAAAAGAATTTGCGGCATTTTCCAAAAGTGGACTTTCCCAGCCTCAATATTGTAAAGAAAGACGACTCAAATATACAACGTTCCGCTACCATTGGGAGAGACGATTTAAAAATCAGAACAAAGACGGCTTTGTAGAAGTTCCTAATTCTGTTGTAAACGTTAGCTCTCCTTCCGGGTCTGAATTTTTGACTCTAAAAATAGATTCTTCAGGTAAGGCACACCTTCAAATGAATCTTCAGTTTAGTCTTGGTATATGGAGCTAAACCCTGGTAGCAGAAAGGTGTATTTGAGACCTGGAGTCACAGATTTAAGAAAGTCGATCAATACACTTGCGATCATCGTAGAAGGTAGAATGAAGAAGGACCCGTATTCAGAGAGCCTATTTTTATTTTGTAATCGCAAGAAAGACAAACTGAAAATGCTCTACTGGGACAAGAGTGGATTTTGTCTTTGGCAGAAGCGATTGGAAGAAAGTAAATTTCCGTGGCCGAACACGGAGGAAGAAGTTCAAAAGATTCCCGTGGAAAGATTTCATTGGCTATTGAACGGGATCGATTTTTTCAAGGAACATAAGAAACTAAAATATCAGAAAGTAAGCTGAAAGGATTGACTAAAACTTTCTGAATATTAAACTTCCTCATCTTGTCTTTTGATTTAAATTCACTTCCAAACGATATTGAGGAACTCAAGAAGATTATTATATTCCAAAAGCAGAAGGAATCCGAACACCTCGATCAAATTGAACGTTTAAAGATTCAGCTATTCGGGAGAAAGACCGAGAAATGGAGCCAGATCGAAAAAGACCAAGGGATTCTTTTTAACGAAATAGAAAGTTCCTTGCAAGAAGATTCTCCGGAACCCGAAGAAGAGAGTCTTTTTACATCTGTTAAAAGCCATACGAGAAAGAAGACGGGAAGAAAACCGTTTCCTGATTATTTTCCCCGAATTACAATCCTACACGATATTCCTGAAACTGAAAAAACTTGTTCTTGTGGTCATGAGCTGACTCGTATCGGAGAAGAAAGTTCTGAAAAGTTAGACATCATTCCTGCTAAGATACAGGTTGAAGTTCATGTTCGTCCTAAGTATGCCTGCAAACATTGTGAAGGAACTTCGGATGAAACTCTTCCTGTTGTAAAGATTGCTCCGGTTCCCAATCAGATCGCCGAGAAGAGTATGCTTTCTTCTGGATTCTTAGCATATACACTTACTCAAAAGTTTGCGGATGCTCTTCCGTTTTACAGACAGACAGGAATTCTCCAGAGATCAGGAGTGGAGATTTCAAGAAGCACTCTTTCCAACACCGCGATTCAAGTTTTTGAAAAACTTTCTCCGATGATCGAGGATGTGAGAAGGGAACTTTTCAAATCGAAGTATCTGCAGATTGATGAGACTGTTCTCCAAGTGTTAAACGAAGAAGGAAAATCGAATACGTCTAAATCGTATATGTGGGTGATTCGAGGTTCTATCAGAGAAAAACCCGTTGTTCTCTATCACTACGAGCCGAGTCGAAGCGCCAAGTTTTTAGAGGAATGGATTGGTGATTTCGAAGGCATCATTCAAACCGATGGTTTTGAATCGTATGATTCTCTTTTGAAAACGAAATCAAGAATTCTTCATGCAGGTTGTTGGAATCATGCGAGGAGAAGATTCTTTGAAATTTTAAAAATTGATTCTAAGAATGCTGGGGCCGAATGGATCGTAAAGGAGATTGGCAAGCTCTATACAATTGAGTCGAAGGCTAAAGAAGCAAATCTAAATTCGCAAGAACATTTGAGACTAGGCAATCTGAATCCAGGCCGATTGTTGATGAGATCCGTTCTTGGATGAACAAACGGATTGTTGAGGTTGCTCCCAAATCTTCGATGGGGAAAGCTCTCTCGTATCTTGCCGGGCAGTGGGGAAAGCTTCTTGTTTTTTTGGATCATCCTGAATTGCAATTAGATACGAATCTTGTCGAGAATGATATTCGTCCCTTTGTAATCGGTAGAAAGAATTGGCTCTTCTCCGGTTGTCCGCAAGGAGCAACTGCGAGTGCTGGGTTCTATTCTTTAGTTCAAAATGCGAAGGTGTCTGGAATGGATCCTTATGCGTTTTTGCAGAATCTCTTTAAATCTTGGGAAAGGGAACCGAGAAGACTTTCCACTAAGGATCTACCGCAATTCTAA